GCAACTTTTTTTGATTGGTTGCAACCTTTTTGTTTCCAGTATCTAGTTGCCCATGATTTTACAGTCGATAAACTTACATTATGCTTTTCAGCTATTTCCTTGTACTTAAGCCCTTTTAAGTAATCTTTATGGGCTAAATCTGCCTTTTCATTCATACCACCACCTCGTTTGTTTGTCGTTTTGGGAATAAAAAAAGAACTCTATTATAAAGTTCTTTTATACTTTCTTAGACTTAAATATAATTCATAGTATTCCTTTATTATTTCATTTCTGTTTTTTTCTTTATCGAAGCTTTCTTCTTTCATAGTTACTGTTACTGGAGTTTCATTTATCTTTTTAAAATCATATACACCAGGTTCTAACGCAGATTCTCTTATAAAGATTTTATTATATTTTGAGTCTCTTATTTTACTTAATATATCAAGTATATCTATATCCAAATTATAACCAATAGTCATATATATCTCAAAAATACAATTATTTATTTCGCATATATTTTCTTTTATATAATCTTTATGTGTATATTCTTTTCCACCTCTAAATATCGTTTTAGTACCTTTATCTAAATAATCTTTTTTGTACAAAGATGCAAATTTAGTTTTATCCATATTATTTATATCAAGATTCTTTTTTAAAATAGAATTAGTTATGCATTGTGCAGGCTCTATCATTCTTATTAATATATATTCAATTTTATTTGCTAAAATATTATTGGTTACTTTTTTTCTCTTTCTTTCTGGTATATAAACCTGCATTATGTAGAAAACAAAACATCCCATAAAAGCCAAACTTAGTTGACTAAACAAATTAAATATAAAATCTCCATAAGGAATTATTTCAGGCAAATCCTTAGTAACTTCATATGATATGAATATTACTGTTGCTATGCAAAAAGCTAGAGTAAGAATCTTGTTACTTAATATAAAAAGTTTCACTTCTTTTATAAAATTTTTCATTATGTTATCCCCTCCAAAGTATAAAATTCAACTTTAAAGATCAATATCCTTCAAAAATCATTCAACAGTTACAAAATAATTCTAAATAATACTTTTACCTCATTCCTCTCCATCATGCACAAATATGTTTCATTTTTAATTCATTGTATAAAAAAAAGACCATCTAGAAAGACGACCTTTTTTATTATATTAATCTATAATTAATATTTATCTACTATATTGTTATTTTTTTAAGTCAAATTCCACATTTTTTCTAATAAAATCAGTTGTAACATCAAATCCACAATCAGTTAATATTTTAAGTGTTCCTCTACATCCCTCTCCATTATAACCAGCTGAACAACAATTTTTTATTATCATATTCTCTCCCCTATTATTAATTAGAGTCAATTTGTATTCAGCTTTTTCAGGCTTACTCTCCATTTTAGCTTCTACAACTGTACCAAAACCAATTTTATAATTATCAAAAAATTCTAGTGCCCTTACAGTACTTAAAACATCACTTTTTATTTCTATACTCATTCAAATCCTCCCCTTTCATTATACATAATTTTACAATTTCCATATGTTAAATATATGAATTATATTTGAATATTATTTGAATTTTCGCTATAATATTAATATTTTATTTTTATTAAGGCAAGTTCTAGGAATCGAACCTAGATTAAAAACCAGTCCTTGCATGGTGAGTGAGGTTACCAAGCCCCACCCGATTTTTAGACTTCTGAATTAAGATACAAAATTGTATGAGATTTTAATCTCAATTCAAATACTTAATATAGTGTATCAATAGATTTTGAACATAGTTAGAATTGAACTAACAGCGTCCTTACGCCCTACCTAGTCTGTTCATAGTAATAAAAAAAAGACCATACATTGGTCTTAATTAAATTCATATTTTTCCTTGTACTCTTTAATAGCATCATTCCATGCCTCTTGCTCTGTTATTCCTTTTTCTATAGCAATCTTTTTGGCTATCTCTCTTATTTTAGTTGCACCTTCTAATATTCCCATTTCATATTTCCCCCTATTCTATATAATTTAAGCGAGGTCATAAGTCCTCGCTCTATTTAAAATATGATTTAAACATCTTTTTTAAGTTGTAAATCAGGAAATGGTATAACTTTAGCAGAAGTTAGAGTATTTTTAGGTAAACTTAATAGATATTCTACTTCTTCTGGCTCTAGACTAAAGTTATAGGAAAATGAAAGTTCATCCATAAACTCTTTTGGAGTAAATACCTTCTCATTTAATAACATCAAAACTGCTGTTTTTAACAATGCTGGTAGAGAAGTTAATAATTCATCATCTAATGGTTCTGATTTTCTTAGTCCCCTACGTTGTAAAGTACGAATCATAGACTGATATTCATCCATACTGATGATTCCCAAAGAATATGAACGACGAATCATTGCTTGAATAGAAACTTTCCATTTACGCTTTAATTCTGTATAACTTGGAATACGTAAAGGGGTTCTCTTGGCATCAAGTTTAAATGTTTCTTCTGGCAATAAGAATGTAGACGCGAAGCGATTAGCTTCTGATTCTCTATCTTTAAACTCTTGCTTTTCTAAAGCTTCTACATCCTCACTCCATTCATGTAAGCATATATGCCCTAATTCATGAGCTATATCAAAATGAATTCTAGAAGCAGAAGTCTTATTACTAGAATATCCAATAAGATAGACAGTTTCTCCTGAAATATCTATCATCTGACTAAATGCATCTATATCATCTGTAGAAGTCGAAAAGCTTGTTACAAGTATTCCATGTTGTTCTACTTCATATATGATATTATCAATAGGTTTTAATCCTAATCCCCAAGCTTCTCTTAAAAGTAAAGCAGCTTCTTCTGGTGTTTTTCCAGAACAATCTGGTAAATCTAATGTTGGGAATTCAATATAATCTTGTAAGAAGAAATATATTTCAGCTAGAAATTCCATTTTTTGAATTTGCTCCGCTCTATATTTTTTATTTGTAGTCAATAATGCCCTGAAATATGTTGAACCTACTGCAATATTAGTTCCTGTTTCTAAAAAGAACTTAACTGGAAAACCTAACACTCTTGCTATTCGTTTCACTACATTATTATCATTTGGTTTCGATTTATTATTCTCATACATCGAAACAGTCTGTCTTTGACAGTCAATTCTCTCAGCTAATTCAGCTACTGTCATTCCTCTATATATACGAGCTTTCTTTAAACGCTCTCCATTAAAATTAATTTCCATAATTATTTCCTCCATCTATTCACTAAAAAGTGACTACTTGGCATCTTCCTCCTTTTTCGCCTTTTTTAAAGGATGTGTTTTCTTTCTTGCATCTGCTTTTGCAGTTAATTTCAATCCAAGAGTAGGATTATTTGCAGCAGGATTAGTCTTATCAACTTTTTCTACAACTGTACTTTCTTCTATAGATATATAAGAACTCAAATTTTGTTCTGATACAATATTTAAATTTGTGTCAACCATCACAGCACGAATAGATGTCAGTTCATATTCAGCTGTTTGATTAAATAATAATAATACATGGTGTTCAATGATAGCACCATCTTTATTTATACTATCAATTAATTTCTGTAAATATATTTCAACTTTGTCTTCATTATCAAATTCTATTGAAAAAAATGATAGTTGTTCAATAGGAGCTTTTAAATCTCTATTAAATGCTTTAGTTAAAATATCTACATAATGCATTTTTTCTCTTTTATTGATATTGTTATGAAGTTCTTTATATCTTTGCTCTCTCATTAATACATAAAGATACTTGCTATTTTTATCATATATAAAAATCATTCTCCAACGTCCACGTTTAGATTTATACGCTTTAAAATTAGAACTATTAAATGCGGTATCAATTGCATTATTTAACAAATCCCAGAACTGAAAAGGTATTCCATTTTTAGTTATAAAGTTTTGTTTTCCTGTATATTCTCTAATTTCTTCTCTTGCCTTACTAAAGCATTGAACAATGACGTAACTTATTTCATTAGGAACTTCTAATTTTATTTTATTTGACACTCAGGCATACACCTCCTGCATATTTTTATATATTTATTGTAGGCTTTTTGTGCTAAAGTGTCAATATTAAAAGTCAAATATGTGTATTTTTTATATTTAAAGCGTCATTTAAAATTTTTTAATTGCTTATATAATATCCTTAATTATAAAAATTATTCACTTTGGCTAGAGCAAAAATAACCCCTTAACTCTAGCCAATTATTTAATTTTGAGAGGGAAATCTTTATTTCCACAATATTATTATCTCATGTCTTTGCCAATAAAAAGTCTCAAGATAGTCTCCAAAAAGTCTCAAAATAGTCTCATTTTTAAGCTTTCCATGAAAAAATAGGTAATTCAAACTCTTTTATTTTTGGATATAACATATCCATAATTTTACAAACTATCCTTTTTCTTATTCTAAAGCAATGACTTCTATCTATGTGCATAGCATTAGACATATAATTCATGTTGATTTTCTCATTGTTCATATACATTTCATTGAAAAACTCTGTTTCAAAGCTATTTAGACTTGTTAATGCACATTCTATAGTTTCTTTTTCAATTTCTAATGTTTTCTTATCTTCTTTTAATCTATTTAAATCTTCTTCTCTCTTAATAACTTCATTTTCAACAATTGAACTTATATTATAAGTTTCTCCAGTTTTTTCTTCATAACTTTGAGCCTTACATCCGCAAAATTCATTTTCTAATTTTTTAATATATATATCTTTTATTCTTATTTGACTTTCTAGTTTTTTATAATTATATAATCTACCTTCAACCTCTTGAAATAGTGTCTTTTTATTCATACTTCCACACTCCCATCAATTTTTTATGTTATAATAATATTTGTATATAAAAGTTTTATATTTTTGACAAGTGGAGTGTGAAAGCACTCCTTTTTCTTTTGAATAATTTATTTCAATTTATTTACAGTTCTACAAAATTGGTTGCTATTATTAACAGCTCATATTACTCTATGGTTATACTAATTTATGAGGTGATTATTCATGGACTATTACCCTGTGTCAAAGTATTTAATAACTTTTTTAATTGCGATTTTTGTTTTTATTCCGATAAATTTCATTTGTCAAAAGTTAGAAAAAAGATTTAAATTAAATGGATTTAAAAAGTTTCTTTTTTATTTATTTACATTTTTTATTGGTTATTCAGTTATTAGTTGTTTATATTATTTTTTTACAATTTATAGTTAATATTAGGAGAATAATTTTATGACTATCCTTTCTTATTTACAAGCATCAAATACATTTATCATTCTGTCTATAATTTTAGGAATACTTATGGCAATCAACGATAATAAAAAACAACTATTAAAATTTAAAATACTGAATTATTGTTTTTTTATATGTATGAGCATCTCTTATATTTTTTCTTTTTTAGTCTTTTTTCAAGACTTTAATTCAAATATATTAGAAATTATTGCTCATATTTTGTCCATAATACTACTAATCGCTTGTAATAGAGTTGCGACTAAAAATGCCTTAAATACTAGTCTTTACACTTTACTAGCATTTTGGTTTAGCCCTCTATTTGCAACAATATTATTATTTTGGATACACAAACCTCACAAATATCTTAATAGTTAAGTTTTTTATTTTTAGAAGGTAAAAAATATAATTGGCTAAATATATTTTTTTACCTTCTAATTATTTTATTTTAAATGGTATTCCTTATTCATTAAAGTTCTTCGCCTTCTTAGCCTTTTTCCTACATTCCTTACAACAATAAACACCCTTAGATTTTTCATCAATATAAAATAATTTCCCACACCAACTGCATCTTATCCTTTTCAAAGAATCACTTCCTTTTAACTCACCTATTTAGTCTATTTCAATTTGTTCATCTTCTATTTGATATATAACTTTTTTATATGCTATTTGACCTTGCCATTCTTTTATTACTGCATCTTCAATATCTTGTATAAATATAGCTAACTTGCCATTTACATTTGCTATTTTTAACCATATAAATTCATGTGTATCTTTATTCTTTTCTACCCATATGGTCATTTCCTTATTTTCTTCTAAACATAAATCATTTAGAAATATCTCATTATTTATCTTATACATTTGAGTAGTAATCATAATCTCACCTCTTTTATAAGTCAAAGTAAGTCTATAGCCTTCTAGTTTCATTCACAAACTTACCTTGACTATTTATACTCCAACCAATTTTTATTATTTAATATTTAGGAAATTCTCCATAAGTCGTAGCAAGACATTCAATTCTCCACTCTGGTATAACCCACGTTGTATTGTTATCACCT